AAATTTAGCTGCCAATCAAGGTTTATCTGAAGATGATCAAGCCTATAGTGCAATTATAAATGGAGTAAAGGCAGCACTCAAAACAGGTAGCAGCTCAATTGATATGAAAGGTGCACCGTTTGTAAGAGTTATGAATGATGCTATTTTACGTAATGGATATGATTTTCATGGTAATCCAATACATCCGTGGGCGAAAACTCCAATTGGAGAAGAAGAACCTGATAGTGCTTTAGGCATGAATATAAATCCATTGACATCTCTAAGTGGTGGTGCACAAATGGCTGGCTCTGCTGTTGCTCGAATGTTACCTATTATGGCTGCATCTGGTCTGTATACCGCAATTGAGGAAACCGAATGGAAAACATCTGATGAAGTTGGAAATTCATGGCAAGACTTGAATAAAGATGATTGGGCTCAAATTGGGGCAACATCTGCATTACAATTTTCATTTGAATTATTTGGTGGAAAGGCACGTGTAAGCTCACCAAAAGAAAAATTGAATTGGTTGGCACTTAATAATCCGGAAGCATATGGAAGTTATAGACCTGTCAAGTATGAAGATTTACCTAACTTCCAAAAGAGATTATTTGAAGAAGTATATCCTCGTGAAGTAGCTGAATATAAAAACTTTGAATCTGTCAAACAAGCTCCTACCAGACAAATGGAAGGATACCTAGCTATTGAAGCAGAAATCGCAAAATCAAAACAAAAAATACAAAGTCTTCTTAATGAAGAAGGATTGGAATACAGTAAATTTGAAAAGGGTAAAGTGATTTATCCAAAACGATATGATATTGGCCGGGAACGACTTGTTGAGGATATTAGAATTGAACGAAGTAATTTATATTCAAAAATGGATGATCTTCGTCGTGAATATGGATTATTGATGACTCCATCTAGTGATGGGGATCGAGTACAAAATGCAGTACGCGAAGCATATGATAGATCTACTTTCAACGAGAGGATCGATTTTGATACTTTAGATATATATCTTTCTAGAATAGAACAAGATATTTCTGATGGTAAATTCGGAAGTGATACCTCGATGTTACATGCTATTTTTGAAGATGTAGCACCTCCTAATACTGAAATTCCATTCGTAGATGATATGATGAATTATCAACGTACTTTATCAAATACCGGATGGTATGATTTTTACGATGAAGGCATAAAAAAATATGGTACAGAATATTATGCATTATTTGGTAGAGATATCGAACCAATAAAAACATATGGAAATTTGCTAAGAGAAATCAATGTTCTTGAAAATAACTTAGCGCAGATACAAGATAATCCTAATGCTAATCGATCAGTAATTCAAGATTATACATATCGTATGGCTCAAGCTGAAAAGCTAAAAAGACGTGTAGATAAATATGTAGAAGATGAACGTGATGATATGGTATCTGCTCGTAATCTTAATAGAACAATAACTACAAAAAATGATATAAAGTATACCGGAAAAGATGTAGTAGATGCTATGGTATGGCTTGGTAAACGTAATATACCTAGTTATGTAGACCCATTGACTGTTCCATGGGGTGCAAAAATAGGCGATTAATTCAATTAATATATCAATAATGTTGTAATATGTTTTGTTTCAATATATAATCTGTACATATATAATTAGTCTCCCTATGGGCAGACATTAGTAACTCGCATTTATGTGCCAGTTTGGAGTGTATATTATGTCAGATACAGAAATTCTTGATGCACCGGCAGACGATGAATCTTTCACACCTCCCGAAGTTGAAACAGAATTAGCTGAAATTAGTCTTGAAGATGTGATTAGTAGATTGGAACAACAAGATAGTCGTCTACAAGGTGTTGATAATATGCAACATACCGTATCTAGCCAATTAGGTCGGATACAAAATTTGCAATCAGCCGTAGATAAGTTATCGAACAATGATGCAACCGAGAGTTTACGCTTGCAAGTTCAACAACTAACTGACAATTTTGATGTGATATCTGAAGCTCTAACAGATTTAATACCTGAAGAAGCTCAGATGGCTATGCGCAATAAACAACTTGAAAATCGTTTAAATGCAATAGAACAAAACGCTAATGCACAACCAATAGAAGAAGATCAGCAAACACCGGATGCTCAAACAGCTGCGCAACTTGCGTTATGGCAAGAAGCCAGCGATGAAGCACAACGAATAGTACGTGAAATGGGATATGACCCATCTGTAGATGTACCGAAACAGGTTTACCAAGACGGGGTACGTGCTGCAAATGGCTCACCAATGAAGGCTATTCAATATGTAGAAAATTGGGCTAAGGATAATTTAAGCGAAGATAATGCTGCATCTCGGTTAGCCGAGACAAAGCGAGCAGCTGGTAGAGGTGCACCACCACGTGCTGGTTCTACACCTGCAGTAGATGATTTAGTAAATCGGGTAGCTAATTCTCCCGGTGGACTGAAAGATTTATCTGCAGATGATCGAGCGCGTGTAATGGATCATCTAGGCCCTGCTCTCAGGCAACTAAGAAGATAGGAGTTTACTAGTGGCGACCACTGGAAATACTACTACCAGTAATCTGTCAGATAGCCTTCCAACTATTATTGCATCCGCACGTATCGTTCGTGAATACGAAGGTACAATGACGAGTGACTCTGTTGTTGATAAGGTAACTCTCGATGAGAATACTGGTACGATTTGGAACGAAGTCCGGTTAGATAAACTAACGGCACAGGGTGTCAGCGAAACAACAATGCTAGACAACCCACAACAAATGTCAGACTCGCTATTGAGCCTTACACCAACAGTTGCAGGTATACAAACCATTGTAACTGACCGAGTGTATCGCCGATTGTCGAGTAATGTTCTAGCTCAAATTGGAGTACTGGGACAAAACGCACTGCAACGTAAAAAGGATAAAGATGGTCTAACTCAATTAGATTCATTCTCTACTGCTTTATGTGGTGCTGGTGCAACTCTTACTGTAGGACATGTATCTGCAGGTCAGAGTAGAATTTTTGGTAACACAACTGAGCCTGCCCCTCCGGGTAATGTGTCAGTAGTGCTACACCCATTCCAGCTCAAGGACATTCAGGATCAATTAACAGTAGGTATTACAACTACTGCTTCTAATGGTGCTGGTTCTATTGATGGAATGACTGCGGAAATGGTTCGCAATGGCTTTAGTGGACAATTGTTTAATGCAAATGTTTTCACTGATGGCAACATCACAATTGATAGTTCGGACGATGCTAAAGGCGCAATCTTCCACCAGATGGCAATCATCTTGGTAGAGGGTCATGCACCTAAAGCTGAAAACCGACGTAGGCCAGATATTGGTGGTGGTGCAGAAGAAATATTCTTGTATGACGAATTCATTTTCGGTGAACGCCGAGATGAATGGGGATACGAGCTTTATTCTGACGCAACCGCGCCAACATCATAGTAGGGAAGGATATAAATTATGGTAGCTGTAGCTAACGCAAAAGCTGAATCGTTTACATTCAACTCGATTGCTAATGGTGCAACCAAATCAGAGTTTTTCACTAACTCAAATGCAGTTCGTATTTTGAACATGACTGTTGTCAGTGAAGCTGCTATTGCAGCCCACGCTTCAAACGTGTACAAAGTCGAATTACTTACTGGGGCAACGGTAATTGGTAAAATTACTAATGACTCAGATGAGAGCACAACCACCGCCACAACTGGGGTAGTGGGTATTGACTCAGCTTTGTATGCAGCTAAGACCACAAGGTCAATAGCATTTACACAAGCTGGTGCAAACTCAGATGGTGCATACGAGAACGCTGCTGACGCAGTACTCGAAATCAAAGCGAGCAATGACACTGGTGGTACTATCACCGATGTTACTGTTCACGTTGAGTACACAGTGAGCGACTAAGTATGAACGAACTTGTCGTTGCTGCATCAATCGTCAGTCCAGACGAACCTGCCTTGAGGCTCGAAGAACTCAATGTTCAAGGAATTAATGGGCAGAAGATGCAGCGACGGCAATTCATTCATGTAATCCGGGATGATAAGCGAGCCGTATGGTCGGAAGATCTAGGTGATGCTGATTCATTCTTTACGCCACCGTTTAGTATTCCATCTTTGCTGGAACATACGGTCGCAGAGCTACGTGAAATTGCAGATCAATTACGTGAAAGTAAAGAGTCTGTCAATCGTGTAGATGAATTGAGTGAAGCATCAACACTTATAAAAGATGCAATAGATCAAGCTGAAGAACGAACGCTGAAGATGCGCCGTGTATCTGTTAATGGCCCATCCATCACCGTTGAAAGGAATTGATATGACTACTGATAATGTAATAGTTGAAGCTGCAGCAAATGCTATAGCTGAACAAGCAAATGCGGACTCTTTAGATAAAGTAATTGTTAACAATGATGAATTTTCCATGTCTACTATGAAGTCTCATCTGATGGATTCTAATGTAGATGCAGATGAACACACCATAGTGTGGTCAATGCAAGATGGAACACAATCAATTGTACTAAAGCACAAACTAAATGAAGTATTACGTAAAAGAAATGCTGATGGAAGCTCTAAGTTTTGGGTTCCCGGTATGCCCGGTAAACCACCACAACAAGTAATAGGGCAACTACTATGTTATCTGCATCCAGATCACCCTGAACGCGAATGGATGGACAGTATCGGACTACAAGGGCAAGTCTGTAAAAAATCAAATATGCCCTCCCTATTTGACGTTGAATCACACATGTTAAATAGACATCAACAAGAAGCTAAATTAGTAGATGGTGCACGTGAACGTGAGCGTATAGCTGATGAGCGTGAATTAGCCAAGCTACAAATTGAAGCTATACGTGGAGCTCAATCTGCTCCACAAACAAAACGTAAAACAGGAGGTTAATCTATGGCTGGTTCACCCGGAATAATTAACACACCCGCACATACCGCTGTAACGGTAGGTAGTAGTAGTACAGCAGTACTTGCTGCTAGTGAAACTGCTTCCTATCGATTAATGGTAAACGATTCTGACGAAGTAATTTATATTAATCTTGGTGGAACAGCAGCTGCTAATACTGGCATTAGATTAAATGCTTCAGGTGGTTCATATGAAATGTCAGTCGCCGGTGGCAACTGGTTTAATGGAGCTATCACTGCTATCTGTGCGTCTGGTTCAAAGAAGTTGTTGGTTACACAAGGTAGCGCATAATGGCAATAACTGGGCAAAATTTATTAACAGGTTTATCCCAGTTTATGGGAGATGACTACGATAATGTAACTTCCGCAACAAGTACAGATGGTACGACTGTGGTCAAAACTCATCTTAGTGCATTTGGGGAAGATTATTTTCGTGATTACTATGTGCGTATGACTCAATCTGGTACTAATCAGTATCATATACGTAGAGTAAAATCATTTGCGTCAGGGTCAGGAACACTTACCGTAGACCCGGCATTTCCGGCAGTACCTCAAGATGGTGATGCTTTTGAAATCCATAGATATGAACCATCAAGAAAGTTTACTGCATTAGATGAAGCACGGTTACGGGTATATCCGTATCTTGCACAATTAACATTTGATGAAACTCTTACTGGAGATGGATACACAAGTGAATTCGATATTCCATCTAACATTCGTAAGGGCCCGGTATATGCTTTCATCGAAAATCCATTAGGAGTACATGAACAATGGAATTATTTATCTGATCCAGATTTTGATAGTACATCTAACTGGGCTGCGTCAAGTGTAACGGCTACTGTATTCAATCAAGATAGCTCTAATATTATTATTCCTAAGACTAGTAATGTATGTACAAAATTAGTTGTAGCTGCTTCTACTGCCGGTACTTATTCTCAAGTAGTAGCAAATATGGCTAACAGTATTACCGCAGCTAAAGCTGCTGGTCAGAAAATGACATTGGGAATTTGGATATATAGCCGTGTATCCGACAAAATACGAATACAACTTATAGATGATAGTGGGACTACCAGTAGTAGTTATCATCAAGGTTCTGGCTGGGAATTGATATCATTAGATAAAAATATAGTAGGTAATAGTTCATCATTACTAACAGCTAGAATAGAAATAGCTAATAATAGTACAACATTTACTGGATATGCTGATAGAGGTTGGTTATATTTTGGTGACAAAGGTAGGGTTCATGATGTATACTCTACAGAGGCGAACGGACGTGTACGCCGGGACGATACAACCAAGAAAATTATATTTGATCTGGTTCCGCCATCACGCCGTCAAATCCGCCTTGTCGGCAGAGAACCGCTTTCGGCTCTCGGTACAACACGGGCATCACAGGTTACAAACACTATGGAAGTGGATGAACCTGCTGCTCAGTTGTTGTACGCCCATGCAGCTCAGATAATCTTTGAGCGTGATGGTTTATATGCGGACATTCCACAAGAAATACGTACTAGATTAGAAATTATGCAAGCACGGGCTACTGAATATGAGCTCAAGTGGCCATATACTATGCCGAGTGGAGCTAAAATACAAGGGCCATTTACAGTATGACCCCTACAAACAAAGTACGTGAACGTAGTGGGTATGATCTTTATCTTGAATATGATGATATTAAGATAGGATTCAGATTAGCTAACGATCCGGAAACAACATCGATGATGTTTTTACGTGGGTTACAACCAATGTTAGCGGAAGAACGACGTACCTCTGGAACATTTGATTACCAACAATTACCGGCTGAAGTAGATGTTCCGCTTGGATTTGATAATTGGTCAGGTGGATGTGGTACAGATGAATTGTCAACACTTTCTTCTACCAGTGTAGGATATAATTATTCTCAATATGTTGATGCTTCATATGGAGATCGACTATATGCTAGTCCAGCATTTACTCAACTATACAAAACAAAAGTTAGTTCTACTGTTATTGATGCGGCCCCTACATTTATGGCAGAAAACTCACTAGGTACATACGTATGTGCGGGTAGATATCTATATAAATACGATACAACTGATGATGAGTTTGATGAAGTAGATGATTTAGGTTCCGGTAATGCTTTTACTGGACCAGTACGGGAGTTCAATGGCAAGTTATACGCACCAGCAGGAGATGATGTTGACTATCAAGTATCTTCAGATGGTACTACATGGGCTGCATCAGCGGCTACAGATGACAATGCGGTGTTCTTTACAGCACGTGGCCGTACATCTACTACTCCCCAATTCTGGAAGATAGATAGTTCAGGCAATCTCAAGTCTGCTACTGCTCCAGATGGTAGCGGTACTACATGGTCGGCAGCTGTCCCGGTTGGACATACTTCTGAAACTGTAAATGGGTTACTTACCGCTGATGACAAGGTATGGGTATTCAAAAAAGAAGGAATATTCTGGTACGACGGTTCTAATGTTAATGACTTCTGGACTGGTGGTCGTCAAATGCTACGAGATAGCAACGGTAAAAACCCATTGTTATGGGTAGATGGCTTTATCTATGTACCGTATGGCGACAGGTTAATGCAAATAGATCCATATGAAGAAACATTTACTATGCTTTACCCTACTGACGGTATGGCTGGGAATATGGAATTGAATGGAAGTATTACTGCAATTACAGGTGATGCAGACTGGATATATTTAGCTCAAAAAAATGCAGCTGGTAATACATACTTTATAAAAATAAATCCATACAGAACAGTACATACGTATAACTACCAAGCTAGTAATGATTGTAACGCAATGCTGGTGACTGGTGCGGGTGCTATTGCAGATAATAATCCATCTGTTTTAGTCGGATATGGTGATACTATAGGCCATTACATGAATCCGCGTAGTGGATTACGACCAGAAGATGACGAGTATTATCTTTACACTACCAATACCGGAACTATTATCGGCCCTAAGCTAAATGTTGGAGCAAAATTATTTAAAAAGTTTCTAACTGCTGGTCGAGTATTAGGTAATAGTTTAAGTGCTGGGGTAGCAGCAACTCTCAAATATGAAATAGATGAAGCAGCTGCAGTAGATATTGTAACTGCTGATGGTGATGGCGAATCATCTGCTATTCTTACTACTGACATTGAATTTAACCAGATTAGATACAATCTCAGTACAACAACAGCTCTTGAAGGTACTACTCCAATCATAAAAGCAATCGTATTGAACACTGTCCTTAACCCGCCACGTCGAAAAAAGTGGTCATTTGCAGTAGATATTAATGGTTCAGTGTTATTGTCAGGTGGTAGTAGTGCTAGATATAGAGGTAATTATTTAGAAACCTTTCTATTCAATAGTATACAAAAGCGTGTTACGTTATATGATCGTAGAGAAGAACGTACATTTGTTGGCAGAATAGTAGACATTCAAGGTAGTAAAACTGATAGCTTTAATGATGGTGATTCAGAAGTATTTAATATATTATTTTATGAAATAGCTGATACTACTGCCGGTGATGTAGCAATTTATGGTAAAGATAGTTATAATGTAGGCAAGGTGTATGCATAGGTAGGTAAATATGGCTTTAAGTAGCGTATCAGCCGGTAATGAAGTACAAGCTGCTAATATAAATCAGTTCAAAGAACACTTAGAAGGTGGTTCCGGTAAGACCGTGACCTATCTTTTACGAACAACAAGCGGAGCAGACTTTACAGTTATACTCGGTGGTAATGGTACAAGTAGAAAACTCACAGTTAAAGATTCAGACAACAGTGAGGTATTCAAGATTGATGCTGACGGTAATGTAACAGTAGGTGGAAGCCTGACTGTAGGTACATTGACTGCACCCGGAGCATCTAGCCCGTCCCAGACTGGCAATGGTGAATTGGTATACAACACTACTACTAACAAACTAACAGTTGGTACTGGGAGTGGTAGAGCTACGTTGGTATCAGGAACTCAACAAACAGTGCTTGGTATAGCAGTATTGCAAAGATTTAGATAGGAAGAACACATGAGTAATATATTCAATCCATCAGGCGGTACTACTACTGTAACTGATCTAAGTGGAAATAACTGGAAAGCACTCTATACAAATGGATCAGGAACCGTAACAGAATTAGCATTGGGAGCAGACGGTACTACCTTAGTAGGTAACGGCACTAGCTCAGCTCCTACATTTGGTAATCTGACTGACCTTAAAGGCGGTAACGACAAGGTACTTTTCACTAATAGCTCAGGGGTATTAACTGAGCTTGCGATTGGGGCTAGTGGTACATACTTAAAGAGTGCAGGTACTACGTCTAATCCTACTTGGGCTACTGCTGGTGGTAATTGGGCAGAAATAGCTAAGGGTACGTATACTGCTGGCTCGGCTACTCTAATAGATATATCATCGCTATCTAATTACAGATCAATTCGTGG